ATTCGACAGCAACATGTGGTGAAGAAAGTACAGCAGCTGTTCGCATAATCCAATCGAAATCATCAGAGTTCAATGTGAACTTGATTTCAGGATCAGGAACAACAACATTTTTTTCTGGTGGAACAACGATCATATGTGGTTCACAAAAACGATATTTAATTTCACTTCTGCCTTTTAGACCAGAGATTAAAATATTCTTGTCTTTGAAGGAAAGAGTTGTATCATCTTTGTGTAGTGAAATGACCGAAAGAAAATTATTCAGATCATATACACCAAAGTCAATTGGAAATTCTTCTTCAACTGTAACCTCAGCCATAATATTCTTTTGAGGTGAAACAGTTTTAATTGTTTTACCTTGTTTGAAATAAATGCCTTGATTGATTGTTGCAAAGTTTTTTAGTACAGTGATTGTATCATTTGATAGTTTCATTATCTACTCCATAATTTAGTTTATTCATCAACAGAATATATTGTATCATGTTCATACAGAAACATGAGGCAACAAAGCGCATGAGCTAAGTGATGTTTACCTGATTCAGGATCATCTTTTTCGCCTTCTTTCCATGCCCAAATATGCCTTTGCAAGGCATCAAAATATCTACGTTTGGAATCTGGTACTTTTTTCCAATTATCACGTTCATATTTTTGAGCACCAAAAGTTAATACATCAACTGTTGCTTTGAGAGCTTGTGGTGGAAGTAAACCATATTCTAGTTTACCTCCATCAAATTTACGACCTTCTGGATTCATTACAATTTACCAGTTAGTTCAGCAACCTTAGGCATGTTCCCAGTAAATGCGTATGTACCAATGTGTTGCGTTTTCATCCAAGGACATAGATAAATTTCTCCACCAATTTTACGCCACAACTGGCAGAACATATAATCTTCACTTAGATAACGATCTGATCCACCACCTGTTGCTGAGTCTGCGGTGTCAATAATAGTATCGAAGTAAGCATGAATGTAACGAGTACCATCAAAGTGGGCTTGGCCAATATGATCTGGTTTGTAACGAAGTTGTGGATATGATTTTTCAAGTTGTTCAAAAACATGACGTTTAATCATCATGAAACCAGTTCCAATTTCCAAAACTTGTAGTGGTTCAGTAACCTGAAACTGTTGAGTGCCTTTTACAACATTGAATACATATTCACCAACTAATTGTTCTAATTCTCTTGGATCCATTTCTGTATGTTTACGAGCAGCATGTGCAATATTACCCCAGTTAATAGATTTTTTAGGATAAGGACCACCAATAACATCTTTATCAAGAGCCATTAATGCTAAAACATCTTGTGGGTTGAAGTGAATGTCCGAATCGATAAACAACATGTGTGTGCAATCTGAACGGAGAAATTCATCCGTCAAATAGTTTCGTGCTCGGGTGATTAGGGATTCGTTGAAGAGGAAAGAAAATTTAACGTCAATGCCATAACGCATCATCAATGTTTGCAAATCAAGGCAAGACTTTGCGTAAAGACCATGATTCATACCACCATACATTGGTGTAGCCACAAAAAGTTTATTCTTCTTCAATTCATCTAATTTGATTTGTATTTCCATAGTTTACCCATTGTAAAATAAAAAAGAGAGGATACAAATATATATCCTCTCTACATGAGATTTCTAAACTTTATTTAAAAATCTTAGGCAAATGCGCGCTCTCCTTGAGCACGAATTGCTGCAATACCTTCAGCGACCATACGCTTAGTAGGAGTACCAAGACGGTAGAAGAAAACTTTCTCTCCGCTGCTGTTGTAACGGCTATTCAAGTAAATAGCATGACCTTCATTGCGAAGATCATTGATTGTTGCAGAAGGATTAGCAACACCGAACATTGACTGCATCTTAGCAGGGGTCAAAGTGTTGTAACCATCTTCTTTAGAAAGGTAAGCAAGGATTTTAGATTTAACTGACATAACAAAATACTCCATGTTTTAAAACAGGTTGCTTTGAAAAATTCATTTGAGAGGCAACCGTTCTCTCAAATTATGTTAATATTATACTATAATACCTGTGTAGTGTCAAGTGTTTTACAGGCAAATTAGAAAGGAATTTCATCATTTACCGTAGGCGCAGCCTCAACAGTCTGTGCCATAATTGTTTGGGTATTAGCACCCGCATCAACTTTCGTATAAAGATCACCGAAAGAAATTTTGGTATCTTCATCAAAACGATTCAAACATAAATTGATTGCCTTCATCTTATCACCAAAAACACCATAAGTTTTTGCGATATGTACAAGACGGCGAGTTGAAATCACTTCATCACAACCACCTTCTACGAAGGTTTTACGAATAATATCAGCCCACGTTACAAGTTTTTCAGCAAACTCTTTGTCTGCACGACCCGAAGATTCCAATTCTTTCTCGATAATCTTACGTTCAACTTTAACAGGAGGCCAATCTTGTTCCATAGTATTCAAGAAACGTTCAAGGAAAGCTTCATTCAAAACATTCGTAAACATATAACGACCATCTTCTGAACCTTTACCTTTTGTGTTAGCAGTAGCAACAACGGTAAAACCTTTTGCAGGAACAATTAGTTCATTTTTCTTTTTCAGAAGAAATGGTTTACCTTCAAGTACACGTTGCAAAGAGGAAAGGTTCTGAGCACCATAGTCAACTTCATCAATACACAAAACTGCACCTTGACGAGCCGCAACGGTTACAGGACCATCACGCCATTCCATTTGACCATTGATTAGAATAAAGTTACCAAACAAATCACTTTCATCAGTTTCAGGTGTCATCGAAACACACACAAACTTTCGACCAAGTTTGGCACAAGCCTGTTCGACAGACATTGTTTTACCATTACCTGATTGACCTGTAATAAAAATTGGATAGAAACTTTGTGATTGAATGATCGAAACTATATCTTCAAAGTTTCCGAAAGGAACATAGTTCTTGTATTTTGTGGGTACAAGGTTTTCAATTTCAAGATCAGTTACGATAGAAGAAATCCTATTTGCAGATTTGTTTTCATTTTTTGTCATAGGAATGATTTGAGCTTGCATATCTACAGTTTCAACTGTCGTAGTATTTTTGGTTGATGGTACTTTATAAACACCACGCTTTATACGATTTTCTTCTTCATTGATAAACCAATAAGGAATACCAATATCTAAATCTTCTGCAATCGATTTAATTTCATCAAGTGTTACAGTTTTGGCACCAGTTGCTACCAAAGCATTTAAGAACTTTTGACGTTTTTCGTTGCGACTACTCATAATATAATCTCCGTTAGGAACAATCAATTTATACCACCATTATAACACACTGGTCAGAAAAGTCAAGACCAGTGTTGTTTCGGCACAACATTATACCGCAATACCATCAATAAATTTTGAAACCAAAACACGATTCACTTGACGTTTTTTATTGTATTTCAAAAAGGCATTAGTCAATGTTGTTGCCGTAATTTTTTTAGTTTCATCAATTTCAAGTTCACCATCATCAATCTGCAAATTGCTACCACCAGGCACAATAAAAAAACTTTTGAATCCTGGTTTTTTCGACAATAGAAACTTTTCTTTTTTCAATTTTTTGACTAGAGTAGTTGCAGCATCTCTTCTTTCATGATAATTTTCAATTCTATCGTAGAAATTTTTCGTTTCATTTTCACTGTAGAAATTTTTACAAATAGCACCATTCATACTACTGGCGTTATCTTCTGTTATAAAGAAACCAAAAACATTCGCACCAGTTTTTTGTTTATACCATTTCAGAACGGAAGAATTCAAAGTGTCGTGTTCTAATTTATCCTCGAAATGAACTTTGTTGTCACGAAGGAAAACATTAAAATAACTGGTTGAAAATCTACCAACTTCAAGAACTCCGTCATCATCATGACCAGTATTATAGTGAGATATACTATCTGCATCACCATCATGCACAATCACCAAATTTACAATATCTAGATTATTTACTTTTCTAAATTCTTGCGTAATTGCTTCAGTAGCAACAATAGCTTCAGTCAAAGGAGTGTTTGACAAACATTCTGCACTAGGATAATCTCTACCATATCTTGAAGTAAAACCATTCAACAAACAAACCATATTTTTCAAAGAGTTGTTGAATTCGACATTACTCATTCTCGAATTAATGTATTCTCTAAGGAACACAGCATTCATTCGGATATCACCAACTTTGTGTTTGAAAAACCTTTCATTTTCACCGACATTATCAACATCGTTATCAATACAATAACCAGTAGTATTATTTCCGAATCCATAAACTGAAAAAGGAATATTTACTTTTCTACAGAACATGGCCAAAACTAGAATCTGCTCAATCGAGCCTTTCATATTGTTTGACATTGAACCTGATTTGTCTAGGAGCAAAATCAAACCGTGAGATTTGCCTTTCGGTATTCTCATTATTTTCTTAAAGATAGAATCATCGATTTTGTATTTGTAAAGTTTCGATACGTCAATATCTCCCGTATTTGAAGTTTTGGCTTTTGCATAACAAGAAGCCGCCTTCTTCATTTCAAATTCTTTTGCAAGCAAAGAAATGAATCGTTCGTTTTTTCGTTTGAATGTATTAAACAGTTCATTCCTGTTTGAGTATTGAGAATAATATTCTGTCAAAATATTTTGCACACGAGCAGCTGGCGTAATAATATTTTTCAAAACAGGAGTAGGTAAAGTAACGTAGATATACTCTTTACACTTTTCATCAAGTAGATTGGTTTCATTCATACGAAATGCATCATCAGTTTCGCAGAAAGGTTGAAACATATCTTTATTTGCAAGAGTAGATTCTTTATTTCGTTCTATCGAAAAAATTTCACCTTCTTCTTTATTTTCTTCATTCGATTCAGTGTCGAATTTATTTGAACTTCCAGAACCTTCGCCTTCTTCATCTCCTTCAGATTGAGCGGAAGATTTTCCATTTCTCTTCGAATCTTCAGAATCGAAACCTTCTTCTGATTCTTCAAATTCAAATTCGTACTCACCATCTTCATCGAATTCTAGGTCATCAAAATCCAATTCTTTCATCATTTCAAACTGTTCATCTTTGGAATAATCCCAAACAAGACCAGTAATACGAAGCACATCTTCCCACGTTTCGCAACTCATAACTTCTTCTACAAGTTTCTGTTCGAAATCAGTAAAAGAAATATCAATAGTTCCAGAAGATTTTGTGAAAAGATTCAATCGATTAATGAAGGACATTTTATTGAGGTCTTTACCTTTCACCTCAAAGAA